CACGTCCACGCATTGCTATGCCCTCAGCAACAGCTCGTACGAAATAGCCGTGTTGCCTTGCTCGATAGTGCTGACCTGGACGATCTCATGGGCAACGCTGCTGATCACAATCCGATCGGTAGTCGTCGGCGCAGTGGTAACGGCAGAAGCGGCGATGATCAGCTTCTTGTCGCCTGCCTGCACCAGCTCGTTGACCTCTCGCAGGTTCACGTCATACAGCACGCCTTTGATAGCGGTGTCTGAGTTGCTTAGGTTGATCGTGCCGCTGGTGGTGTTGTAGGTGCCAGCGGTGAGGATCCGCACGGTTACGTCGCCGCCAAGCTTACTGACGACCTTGTTTGCAACCTTGCGTAGCCCGCTGGAAAGTGCCATCAGATCTTGTACGCGATACAGGCGCCGTTCTGCAGCGTGATGCTGGTGAACACGCCAACGATATGAAAGCCAGCCGGGATGCTTTCACCGTTCAGGCTGTTGCCGGTGTAGTTCTCGGTCACCAACGTGCCAATCGTGGTGTTCTCGTAAAAGTCGATGTGATTGAACCGCCCGGTATGCGCTGCGGTGTCATTGATCACTTCAGCGCCGATCGTGTAATCGTGTGCGCCGCCTTGCCCGAATCCCTTTGACATGATCAGATCTTGTAAGCGACGACAGTGCCGCTAGTCAGGGTGACGCTTGTGAAGACGCCGTACATCTCGCAGCTCGCCTTCAGCGGGATAGCGGACAGCGTGTTGCCGGTGTAGTCGTCTGCGCTAAGGCTGGCGATCACCGAATCCTCAAGGGCAACGATCTTTCCGAAACGACCAGTGTGAGCGGCGGTGTCGTCGATGAACTCAGCGCCGGGGTAGGCGTAACCCATGGTCAGCTCCGTTTGATCGAGACGTTGCCTGGTCCACTAATTCTAAGTCCGGTGAAATACCGCTCGATAATCGGTGGGATGCGGTCAGCGCCAGTTGCGCCGTATTGGTTTGGGGTGACGCTTAGGTTGCCGATGGTCACCGACTTGTAGTCCTCCAGACCGCTCAGACCCAGACCGTCTTTGTTGTTGTTCAGGTAGACCGCGAGGATCGCCTGCGCTTTCTTGACCTGATCTGGAATCTCGGTGTCCGTGAAGTAATCAGTCGTGATACGAAACGGAAAACCCACCGCATAGGTGTTGACGTAGGTATCGGGTTTCCTGACTCCGGTGCGCGGCCACTGGAGAGACTGCGTATCAGTCGCACGAGCACCTAAAAAACGTTCACGGTCAATGCGCTGCGCTGCGGTGTAGAGCGCGCGGTTCTTCTGGTCATCAGTTGCCGAAGCCCAGGCAGTCACATCATCGTCTTGGACCAGACCGTCGATGATGTCGTTCGCATCACTCAGCGTCAGGTAGCTGTTTGCGCTTGCGCCCCCTGCTGTTGCGTCGATCGTGATTGCCATCGGGCTTCTCGGAAGATTGCTTAGTGGCTTCTTTCACAGGAGTAGAGGCTGCCGCCGTAGCAGCAGCCTCCCGTGCCTGTGCTCGCCTAAAAGCGAACAGACCCATGATCAGGAGGCAGCAGCCTTGATCACGGCGTAGTTCAGCACCAGGGCTTCACCAGCGGTGGTGCCCACGTTGCTCAGGGTCACATCAAAGGAACCTGCAGCAACAGCGCTGATGCTCACGATGTAGGTGCCGGTGGAGGCACCAGACTGCAGCGAAATCGCCACAACATCGGTAGCAGCCACTTTGTCGTTGGTGACGGTGAAGGAAACTTCAGCGCCGCCTGCCAAAGAAGCGTCGGTGGTAGTGATCTGACCAGCTGCCTGGTTCAGAGTCACACCAGTGGACTTATCGGTCGCCTGGGTCACGGCACCACCAGAGGTGTAGCCGAGAGCTTTGCCAGCGCCGATCTCAAAAAGGGATGCCATCGTTAATGCCTCCTATCAGTCCATGTTGGACGTGTTGGTGGCGCGCACGATGCCGAGGTTCTTAAGCTCGTACACCTTCGACCAGTTGCCGACCGTTTCCAGCTGAGTGCGGGTTGGGTTGACGGTGGTCACACCCCACTTGGCGCCGACGGGGTGGTAGCAGTAATGCAGGTCGATCGACATGGCATCGCTCTTGGCGAGGATGTCCCTATCGGTCTCTGTCTGCATCGCGAGCTGCTCACCGCTAGCCACTGCTCCTTCAGTAAAGAAGTAGGTGGCGTACTCGGTGGAGGAACCGCTGCCAGAGGTCTGGACGTCATCCGAAACAATGACCCGGAGACCCATGAAGGTCGGGACTGCAGGGCTGCCAAAGGCATTTGCAGTCGAACCCTGGGAAGCGCCGGTATCGGCTGCTCCAGTGTTGTCGTAGATGTAGTCAATGGCGCGGCGCTCGACGAGGTCGTAGTAGACCTTCGAGTGGATTGCCATTGCGGTGAGCTTGTCACCTTGGTCGCCCAGCTTGGCGCGGGCTTCTGCGACGTGACGAGGGGAGAGCACGGTGGGGGTATCACCGGACTCGCCGTCGATGGTCAGATCGAAGAAAGCTGCGGAGCTGCTGGTGGCACCCAGCGAGCCGAACACGCCTCCAAGGCAGGAGAGCAAGTCCTTCTGACGCTGGTTAGCAACGTAGTCAGCAACCTTGGCGCCAATGGCAGCCATGGGGTCACTGCCAGCTGCGAGAGCCGCGAGGTCACGCGCTTCAAACGCCCGCCCACGATGCAGGATCACGCCAACTTGCTTGTCAGCAGTGATTTTGCCGGGGGTCAGAGAGGAGCTGTCAGACAGAACCTCAAAGTCACCGGAAAGGTTTGCCTTCCAGAAAGGCACATTGATGAAGTCACCGCCCTCGGTAGCATTCAGCTCAGCCATCGGACGCACAACACCGCTTGCCAGGAAGGCATCGCGCTGGGTGGTCTGTTCGATGACGTACGGCGTAAATACCTCGGGAACGATGATGTCAGACCGAAGGGTCGCCATCGTTTAATTCCAAAAGTGTTTAACGGTGTTGGGCGTAACCCAAGTGGCTCCGCGTAGCTTTGCCTTGTCCCGATATTAACGGGCGGCTTGAGCCTTCAACCGCTCATATAAGTCGCGGTCGGTTCTAAATAGGCGGGATTGTTCCGTCAGGTTGTAGCTTTCAGGCGCGAACGGGTTAGCCATACCGGCAGGGATTTCGCCGGAGCTACGACCAATCGGTGCACCACTGCCTTGAGCCTTGGGCTGCTTTTGCATCCAAACCGGCAGGGTCTTTGCCCATTCAGTGACTGGAGTGCGCTGGTAGCCATCGACAACGACGACGGTCCCATCCGGCTCGCGCTCGATCTGATCAGGCGAGAGTTTGGTCTTCATGATCAGGTCCGGATCATGCACGATGTCAGCCAGTGCGCTGACAGCAGGCGTTAGCAGCTCCAGCTCACGGACGCGCTGCTCTAGCTCTGCGATGCGCTGGTCCTTCTGCGCCGTCGCCTCACGGAACTGCTGTTCGAGCGACTGGCGAGCTTCGGTGTACTTGCCTTCGGCTTCGAGCTTTGTCTGTTCTGCCCGACGCTTGAACTCCTTCAGCTCCTGGTAGTCGTCGGGAACCTCACCGATCAGCTCGTTCTTTTGGAGCTTGCCGATCAGCTCGTAGTTTTTCTTTTCGAGATTCTCAATGCTGCTCTTCAGCTTTGCGATCTCGTCGTTTGCCGAGTTGTCAACAGGCGTAACCTGCTGATCTTGCTCTTCTGCCATGAATAACCCGTAAGGTTAATTTGCAGGCTCACGCTATCAGCCCTTCTTCTTTTTGCGCTGCTTCGCGGTCTTTTCTGCCTGTTTAAAGTTCTTGGCGGTCGGTGCGCCCTTGCTGCCAGGCTTGCGCATCTTTTCTCCGCTGCCAGCTGCGATGCGCTTCCGCTTGGCGTGGATGTTGGCGTATAAGCCTTTCCGCTTCGCAGGCATGGTCTGACCCGTTTGGTTCAGGTTACCGACGGGTATTTCGCCCTCAGCTCACCGAGCGTCACCTCTGAGCCGTCTTGCTTCACGAATCTGCGAACGGCGTCTGTAGGTCCGTACTTCTTGGTCAGATAGTCGAAATACTTGGTCTTGCTGCCGAAGACTTTCACCTTCTGGTCTGGGTTGGCAACCAGCCATTCGCCGTATGTCGGCTGTTCGTCTAGAGCCTGCTGGGCGAAGCCTTTGATCAAGGCAACGCGCTGCGACCTGCAGTTGAAATGGACCGGGGGATGCGGACCTTCACCCCACTTGTAGACCTTGCCGTCGAGAGCACGGCAGATCGGAGACGTCCTGCTGTCGAGCAGAGCCGTGTAGCGATACCTCGTCGTGATGTCTGAGTTCGCCAAGGCGACCTGCTCCATGGCAGCGTCTGCGATCTGGGTCACGCTGCTGCGGACGATTGCTCTGATCTGGTTGTTCGGCATTGCTGTCAGTTGACCACCTTGTTGGATGATCTGCTGGGCGCTGCCGCGCTGCTCCCTGTTCAGCCTGCCTCTGATCCGGCGAGCGATCCTTTCACTTGACTCGCCCTGCATGAGCCCGACACGAACCACCTGACCAAAAGCCTCCGCCTGCTTGGTCGCCATGTTTTGAAACGCCTTGCGGACGATCTCGCCGTTAGGGAGGGTCAAGGTCACGCCTTGAGGCAGCGCGACTCGTGGCGCAGCACGCCCTAGCTGACCGGGCAGCGGGTCGCTGAGGTTGACGACGTTCGCTTGCGTCGGGTCAAAGCTGACGACCGCTTGTGCGAACTCAGGGCTGATCTCGACCGTCCGCACGATGCTCGTCGACCCTGGCGGCAACATGCCCTGCAAGGTCGTCGTCATGAAGTCGGACTGGATTAGTGCCAGTCCTTGCAGCTCTTCGATCATCAGCTGCGTGCTCGCCCCTGACCAGGTCGCCAGCGACTCCTTCAGCTGCAGGAGGATCGCCCTGAGTCTCGCTGCCGTTTGGGTTTCAGGGTCAAGGATCGCGAGCCTTTCAGCCGCGTCCAAAATCACCTCGTTGTACGTCCTGATAACGCGCCGAGCCACGCCATTGCTGTAGCGATTCAGGTCGATCGCATTCCGGTAAAACTCGGCGTGCTGAGTCATGTGTCTAACCGGAACTGATCAGCGCTCGCCGTCGTGATCACAGAAACGTCTGCGCCAGCCTTCAGCGCGTTTTTGATGATCTCTTCTAGTACCGCCTCGATGTTGTCGATCCCGTTTTCCAGCTGTACCTCGTCGATCGTCGACGCTCTGCCCTGCTGATACCAGGAGACCCGCACGACGGCATAAGCCGGTTCGGCAAGGGCTTTAGTGGTGATGGTCAGCTGTTGCCTGCGCGGTTTGGACGCTCCCATGGCTTGCCTCCTGGCTTGAACGGCATCATGCAGGAATCTGCTCAGCTGGCTCAGTCTCTTCGTATTCTTCTGCGATTCTCTGAGTTGCTCGTGGCTCTGTAGGCTGCTCGGCTTCGAGGAACCCGCCAGCTTGGGTCGACTCAAGTTCTTCCTCGATGTCGAACTCATCGCCAAGGACCTCCCCCTCGTAGAGCTGATCGAGGAGCGTGCGCTGGCTGATGGTGCCTGCGGTGTAGAGCTGCAGCAGGGCTTGGATTTCCTGTGGCTCAAGGCGACTACCCAGGAAATCACGATTAACAAAGCTAGAACCGGCTTCCGGAATATTGAGAAAGTGGGAGTGGTGAGCAAGGCAGTTGTCGATCAGATCCTGCATGTTTTGAGCGATGACCATCATCGTGCTGTCGCCCTGACTCCGGTCGATCCGCTTCGATTCCGCCGTCTCGGCGCTCAGCTTTTGTCCCAGCACCGCAGACAAGCCAAGTTCGTTGATTTGAGTGGCTAGCTGATCAAGGCGCTTGAACTGCGCGTCAAAGGCGTTGCTAGGTGGAGCGATGTACTCAGCCCGTCCGTCACTTGGGAAGCTGATCGCTTCACCTGGTCCGGCGCTGACTTCTTCTGCGGCTTGCGGGAAGCCATAGAAGGCAAGCATCGGTACTGCGGAAATATGCAGCTGGTTGTCGAGGTCGGACTGGACCTGGTACGCCTTGAGGTTCAGCGAGGCGATGTCTTCCAGCGGCGGGCGTGACTCCATGAAGTTCACGCGGTTGGAGTAGGCAACAGCGAATGGAATGTGATCCATCGTCGTGGTGCCGCTTTCGACAACCTGGAACTGACCGTTCTGTGCAGGGCGGTGGATCTCGAAGGCACCGGGCGTCAGGACGCGAACCTGCTCGACCTCTTTCTCGCCGTAGTCGCCGTCAGGAAGAACGACTTTCTCTAGCAGGCGCAGCTGCACAAGTTTCTGCGCGCCATCGACCAGCTCAGTCCTCCACCCCAAGATCTCCCGAGGGGTGTAGGTCACCCAATACGGGCGACCCTGGTCACCGGCAGAAGGAGCATCCACCAGGACGCCGACGTGCCCGTACCTGACCAGCTTGCGCGCAGTCTCGTAGGTCCAGACGTTCAGGTCATTGCCCTGCAGGTCAACGTCAAACAGCTGCTCACGCACGGCGTCGGTGACGTCGTTCAGGCGAACCGGCTTACGGGTCAACATGCCAGCCAGCATCCGTTCGAGGCGCTGGTAGTAAGGCGCGCAAACGGAACGGCTTAGACGGTTGTCATACGACTCGTCCAGCTCTCTGGGTTCTTGCGGCAGATACCTACGGTGGCGGCGGCGCATCTCATAGGTTCCGCCGACGAGATCTTCTATCAGTACCCAGTGAGGTTCCTGGTTATGCCATGCGCTGTTCGGATCGTTGACCTTGGCGACGCGTGCGGTCAGCTGGCGGTCGTAATGCTGGAAGCCGCTATACACGTCTCTAATGCCACAGGCTTAGTCGCATTGTAAGTAGCAGCCCTTAGTAGATCCGGATGCCTGTTGGCTTTCCGCTTTGCATATACATCGGGTTGAAGGCTCCCAGGACGAGGTATCCGAGACCGTCTGTCCAGTGTTCAATGCCAGCTGATTTGTCGATCACATAATCGTC